ATGTTATAAAGAGAAGTCAGCTCTTCGGGTTCTATGTACATCTTATGGGAAACCCTCATTCCGAATGTCTTATCGAAATACTCCACATTGAACTCATTAGGTGCTACTGCAATACAGAACGCCATATAATCCGCAATAGTAAAGAACTTGAAATTGAACTTCACTCTCGGAACATAGAATGTCTCATAATCGTTTATGTTCGGTATAGAGCCGTCATTAGACCTTGTAGGCTCTTCCACATAAGTTTTCGTGTTTACGGTAGCCAAATCAGAAATGCCCCTGAAAGCCACTCCGTTTATCTTTATCGTATCTAACTGCGTGTCTGTAATGCCTGACCATGTGCCGTCAGTTCCTATGTCTATGTGCTGTCTGCCAGTAGCGACATGATTAGTGTTGAAATCGCTTGATGATACATATGTCGGTATTCCGTTAATTAATACTGTCGGCATTTTTACCTCCCGAAATGTCCTACTCTCTGCCCCTCTGCGTAAACCTTGTTCTCAATGACTTTGCCTACCTTAGTTCCGTCTATATAGACATCACCGCCGCCTTTGTTAAAGCTCTGCATCGCTTTTGAAACGCCCTCGTAAACCCCTGCCCTTATACCGCTTATAATCTGCATATTGTTAGCGGCTACTGGAGTTCCGTCAAAGAAATTTCCTGCCAGTTCGCCTTTGTTCATTGTGAATATGCCGTCTTCAATAAAACCGCCAGAAGCATATGCCGTTGCCTTAGGTTTAACGACAGGACCTACATAAGAACTGGTTCTTTCAGGGTATATATCATCTAACAAACTGCCATAAGCATTTAATCCGACCTTCATGGATTGATAGTTTTGTGCGGTACTCCATACATCACCCCAATCAATGCTTTGTATAAAGAATGATAATGCCACGCCTACTGCGAATCCTAATAAAGCCCCCACCGGTCCGGCAGATGCACCTAAAGCAGATAAAGATGTTGCCAAAGACCATCCCATCGCTGCACCACCTAAACCACCTATAAGCTTACCTAAGAAGTCTACTAATATCGCTTCTTTGTTTTCGCTCATAATTACATCTTTTATTGCATTAACGGCTAATGCAAGAGTAACTCCAACTGTCAAACCGATTAATGCTCCATGTACGCCACCAAATTTAGCCCCTATTCCTGCACCTACAAGTCCAGATGCGATATAAGACATAATTTTATTATAAACTATATCACCATCGTCATTGAATATTGCTTTATACGAGTTCATGGCTAAAACAAGTCCTGCTGTAATTATAAACCCTGTTCCAGATTTAAATTTAAGTCCTACTAATGCTCCTATCGCAACAGCAGAAAGTATATCGCCCATTATCTTGTCGCCTATGTTTTCTTCGCTTCCTGCATCATCTACTTCTATACCACCAAAAAGAAACTTTATAGTCCAATTTAGTGCGTTGGCAACCCAATCCATTATTTTAGTGAGAGTTCCTACTATAAGTATTAGGTCATCCCATATCTTCTGACCTATTTGCCATTGAGAGAATTTTTCACCTATTTCCCCCACACTTTCCCTGACATCCTCTGATGTGACATAAAGGTAAGCGAATGAAACAAGTAAAACACTGAAAGGATGTTTGACTGCCATAAATACAGCACCCCAGCCTAATAAACCAGTACCTGCCTGTTTGATTTTCTCTACTATGGTTTCCATTCCGTCCTCGTATTCCCATAATTCGGTAGTAGCATTGTATTGGAAGCCTAATGTCTTTAGCCATGAATCTGCAATGCCTTGCGCTTCAAATTCAGTATCTGCAAGTATGGAACGGTATTGAGATATAGCCGTTAAGAGCTTCTCGTCAATCGCCCCCTGCACATCACCTGCGCCCGACTTGTTCAATGCCTCGAATTTGTCGAATGATAGGAGTTTGCCTGTCATTTCGTCTAATGCTTCGTTGCCCTCTTCTACTGTGGTAACTAAGTCCGTTAAGAAATCAGGGGTTTCATAACCGAAGAATACAGCCATAGACTGTACTATCCTGCGTGCTACGATAAGCCCTGCATTTATGTAAGCTAATACTTTTGAACTCTCTATAAGACCTTTGAGAAGCATCCCTATCCATTGACCTAATTCAGTGCCTAACTCGTTCATAATCCTCAACTGATTAGCCATCTGCTCTATGGTCTTAGACATATCGCCTACCGCACCAGAAGCGCCCATCTGACGATAAGTGGCAAGGATTCTCAACAATCTCTTCTCTGTCTGCGACAACTGCCTCATTGTCTTTGTTCCGCCTATATCCTGATATAACTGGAATATGGTGTTCTCTGTGATGTCATAACCTGAAATGCTTCTGATAGGTCTTACCTGACCTGCCATCATGGCTCTGAATGTGGTCATTGCCTGTTCCATCTTGACATTATATAAAGACGAGTAGTCAATTGCCATCTGCGTGATGGCTTCCGACAGCCCGTATGAAATCTCTTCGTTAATCTGTCCTAAGACTGAAAGCATATTCTTGAAAGTAGCCTGATATTTCATCAGGTTCTGCTCGCTTATGCCGTACGCCCTGTTCATCTTTGAAATGAACTCGTCAGCCATGTCTATATTGTTCCTCATGGCTACCTGCCACATATTCAATGTTTCAGTATAGTCTACTGCTTTCTGAACCATATTAGTGACCATTTGGGCGAATCTCTTAGTGTAGTTGAATATGAAATAAATCTTGCCTAAAGCCCAACCTAAATTGAGTGCTTTTCCTAAACTTGTTGATTTTATAGAAGTTGCTGTGGCTTTTTTCGCTGTGGAATCCAATGCCGTATTGATTACGCTCATTGTGTTAGTCTTGTCCATTACTTTAGAAAGTGCGACAAGGGCAACCTGTGCTGATTGCACCTTGTCTATAAATGGAGTTATTGCATTTGTTAGATTGAGGAAGTTGGCTGTTGCCCCCGAAAGGTCTTTCTTGTTTAAAGTTCCTAATCTCGTTGAAAGAGATGTTATCCATTTCAGGTCAGCATTAGAGAAACCTTTTGCAGACTTCATTAAGCCGTCAAAACTTCTCATAGTGACGGCAAGTGAGGAATTAATCATGTTAAGTTTGCTTAAAACATTCTGCAAAGAGGCTGTGGAAGCATCAGATGTTCCTATTATCTTAAATTCAAGAGTTCCTGCTGAATATTTCGCCATTTATCTTCCTGTCCTTTCTCATAAGAAATTCCATGTTGTCTGCCATTAAGTTCCTGTGCTTTATTTCCAAATTCTCTTTAGTAAGTACGGCTGATTTCCTAATCGGATCTTTGTATGGGGGCATCTCATGGTACTTCCCTTTTTTGCCTGACCATACATTGCCTTGCGCAAGTTCGAAAGCCGTCTTCATATAATTAGCCGTATGATATGCCAAAAGAGATGTCCTACGGATATATGCTTTCTCATACGCACTTATAAGTGTCATCTCGCCATGCCAGAATAAGTCTAACGGCATACCGTACTCTATCGCTCTCGGCAGTTCCTCTTCTAAGAAGAAATCCGTCAGCGTTTCATAACCTTGTTCAGCGAGGATTTCTGCTGTGCTTTTTGCATCTGCTTTTCCCTCGCTTTCTCTAAAAAAGGGTCTGTCTTTTCCTCTTTCTCGAACAATGTGCTGTAAAATGCGAATAGCCATTCGGAAGCCTGTTCGTCACCTATCTCGTCAACATGGTTCTCCCATATCTCTGTGGCTTCTTTCTGCGTAAGCCCATGCTGTTCTACTAAGGATTCAATCAAGAGCTTTTCCCAAACCCTTAACGCTAAGGTCATGGATTCGGAAGCAGACTTGTTCTTGCTCTCGAATGTGACCATCTCGTCAAACGCTTCGTTGTATTCTTCCTTGAATACCTTGTAAGCATTCCTCAAATCAGCATTGGTAGGGTTATTGTAGAACTCTTCCTTTGCCGATTCGAGGCGTTTCGCTAATTCCCGCACTTGTGCTGTAAGCCTTTGGAAGATAACTACATTCTTAGATGTCTCTTCCCCTCTTTCCATAGAAGGCTTCATTTCTGCCATTATTTCCTCATACTTCTTTATGAGGCTTCTTGTCTTTGTAATCTCATAGGTCTTTCCGTCTGCTATGAGGTATGGCTTTAATCCGTTACTCATTAGGTAAACTCCTTTTCATATTTTTTAGAAACTGACTGCTACTGTGGTTTTCCACTCTGCATATCCTGTGTCTGAAACTGTTACTGTCACAATACCGTACTGTGGAGATATCGCAGCCGTTGAGACTGTAATCGCTATCTTCCCTGCTGTTGTTCCTGTGGGCTGTGTAGGCGTGACTGTAAATGCTGAATTATCGACAGTTGCGCTTATTGTAGCGAGGAAAGGCACTGTGGTAAGGTTTATCTCGCTCGCTGTCGTGGTGACTACTGCAACGCTGTCAGGCACGATTGAAGCGAAATATACTGTCGGCTTAATCAAATCCCTGCAATCAAGCAATGATGTGGTTGTTGCTGACAATGGGGTGATAGTCATAGTTCCTTTGAGTATCTCTGCCCCTGCGTCATTAGGTCTTGCCCTCAATGTTCCAGAGAAAGCCCTGCCTACATAATCCTGATAGACTACGAGGAAGTCAAGAAGCCTGCCCTGTAATGCTTCTAATCTCAATGCGTTGTCACGATGCCAGAATACTTCGACATCTTTTGTTTCAAGTTCTTCTTTCCCTTCAAGTTTTCCCTTTGTAGGTGCTGAAAGGAAGTTGTAATCAAACGATTCGGGTGAACCGAAAACGCTCGGTACTGATTCTAACGGGCATATTATGGAATACAGGGTATCGCTTGGCTCTTTTACAAGAAGCATAGCGGAATAACCTGTCTGCCCCCTATTATCATTGTAAACTGTGTATTCGTTCATTTTTTCTGCTCCTTTAATAAATTATTTGCTTATTCTCGAAATACACACAAGAGTACATAGCCTGCCCCCTGTATGGTTCTTCGTCAAAATAGTTCATGCTTACCCTTCTCAATCCTGCGACTTCCGTCATGTACTGGTCTGCGTAAAACATGATAGTCCTTACGGCTTCCTCTTTGTCGTATAATTCGTCATTTACCATATAGGCATTGATTTCATAACCTAAAGATGAAACCCTCTGCAATCTTCCGTAACCCATTGGCGTTGGAACATTCCTTACTTCGCTTAATTTCAATAGCGGGTAAGTGGGTGAGAAAGGTGCTTTTCCTACAACTGCCAAAGTCAGTCCGTTAAGAGGTGCTTCTGCCATAAACTCCGTAAGCCCGTCTAATATAGTCTTTTTAACAGTTATATCCATGCTACCTGCTCCTTGTTTATTTCTTCCCATATTCTCTGTCCTTCGTTGTTCATCACGAAATCCATCAATGCGTTGTATGCGTACAGCCCTGCTTCATTTCCCCTAGTGCTGATTAGTAGCCTCTGACCTCTGTATAAAGGCTTGATTTCATAGTTCCTTCTTTTGAGGTCGACTGGCTCTTCTGCGCTGTGCGTCTTGAATTGCCATGAGCCGTCCGCTTTCTTGTACTCTGTAGGTATGTTGTAATTGTAGTTCTCTTCGGAAGCCTGCGGGTGGGGCGAACCCCCGCCCACAAGACCTACTCCAAATTCTAAAAATACTGCTTTGTCATTATCGTTAGTCACTGTAAGCATACCCCCGATAATGCTCATTGACCAGCCTGTTTTAAGACCAGTCTTTATCTCCGGCTCGTTAAAGCCTTCTAATCTGTCAATGTAGCCGTTAGCAATCTCAATAATCCTGTAATAGCATCTTTCAAGGAACTTCTGCATAGAAGAGTTTTCCGAAGAAAACCCTGCATAATGCTTCTCGAACTTTTTAAGTTGCTTGATTGCGTTCTTTATAGAATTATGAGAAAGCTCTACATTGACAATCATTTCTTCTTCTCGTCTTTCACATCTACCCATCCTGCTTTAAGGTAAATCCCTAAATACTCTTTGGGTATCTCCTTTACAACTTTGTTCCTTGTAACCTTTATCATCATGTCTGTTCACCTCTCACTATTCGTTTCTCGAATGTAACCTCTATCGCAAGATTCTGATTTCTGACTGATTCGACTTTAGCATTTGCGCCCTGACCGTTGATGTATGTCGAAGTTATGACTGGGTCTGCACCGTCCTCATTCTTCTTACCGCAAAGGTAGACCAAATCGCCTTCCTTGAACACTCCTGCATACTGGTCGAAGTTGAGTATGGCACGGTACATCTTGGTAACTCTCTCTCCGTACTGCATTACATTAGTGAAGCCTTGTATCGGCTGGTAATTTATCCAGTAAGGCACAGGAGCGTCATAAACGCCTATCTCGGCATTTGATTCGTTAGTCCTCTTGCAAAGGTAGAGTTTCTTGTAACAGATCATTTTGGAACACCTACTCTTCCGACTAACTGCCTTCTAAGCTCGTCTGTGATGTATGCGCTGCTGAATGAGATTGAGAGACCGTTTTCAGAATAGGCTTTGGCTGACGAACAGCCTGACCTTTCCACTATGTCAATCATTCTCGCCTTCACCCACGAATAATCCCTCTCATGCCCGACTGGTATGTCTACTATGCTCTTATCGAATGGATAGACTATTCTCAGATAGTCATTTAATGCCATTTCGTAGATTTCATCTACATCAGTCATTGACAGATGAGGAAACTTCAACGCTATGCTGTTTTTAACTGTGGTCTCGGTCATATCAGTCCTCCGTCAGAATTGGGAAGGGGTTTCCCCCTTTCCCTATCTGCAATTCAGGTTACGCTCCTACTGTCAGTATATACATCTGATATATGTCAGCAGGGCATGGGAAAGCGATAGCCGAAGCCTTAGTCCATGTTGCTACTGGGTCAGGTGTGGAATACTGTGTAACTGCTACAAATCCTTCAAGCCTATCTATGATTCCAGCATCTTCTTCTGGCGTGTATGTAAGGAATGTTCTTCCCAATACCTCGTCAGTTGTAAGGAATGTCACGACATCTTCATTTAAGAAATAGTATTCGGTGTCATTCAATGCTGAAAGCCTGTATGAGCCGTCATATACGATTATCTCGATTCCCAACTGCTGTAAGATGTACTCCTTTACGAATTTTACAGATGCTATTACTCCTAATGTAGCGGCTAAAGAGTTCAATCCTGTATTCTTCTGCAAATATCCCATTATCTTAGATGTCATTACTGCTCTGACTATCTTGTTCTTAGCCCTTGTCTGTATGTCTACTAAGTCCGCTAAGATGTTAGTTGTAGGATTAGACCATCCGTTTACAGCCATTCTGTGGGTTGCAGGTAAGCCGTAATCGACTACTTTAGCCACATTATTCTCTGCAATGGTGAGTTTCGCTGTTGAAAGCACTTCACAAGCCATAGCCTCTATTCTCGTGAGAACCCTTGATATAAGGTTAGCGGCGTCATCAAAAATCCTTCTTAATGCTTCCTGTTTGTCAGGATTCATCATTCCATTAAGCAAGAGTTTCTTCAAGGCTTCGCCCTGATTGAGTTTTTCCTTTATAAGAAATAACTCATAGTTTACGCCTTCTGGATTAGGTCTGTCACCTATTCTTGCTTCTGTGTCAAGGGCGTGTATCAATGCCATAACAGGCACTTTCCCTTTTTCTGTGAGCTGTATAACTGCCAGCTTCATGTTCTCTGTCTTGACCATAGGGAAGAATCTCAATCCTATGAAGTCTTTTGTAGCTTCAAGATAATCGAAATCGTTACTGACTGCAACGAGTAATTCCTTATCTATCATTTCTAAATAATCAGCCATTTTAATTTACCCCCTTACGCTAATGTCGTTACGGTCGCTGTGACATAATCGCTATGTGTATAGTGAATATTATCAGCAAGAACCCTGACATTGTATGTTGCTACTGTCGCTACGGTGTAACCTGTGGCTGTTGTAACTGCGATTACCGCTTCGTTTACATCTGATACTTCGTAAGCGATAGCATGTGTGTTGGAAGTCCATGTGAGGCCACCTTTGGCTACTGTGACTGTTACTGTCGCAAGAGCTGTCATATCAGGCGAACCGAATGACGGTCTTGTAGTAGTGCCTTCTGCAAAAGCGTACAAGCCTCGTGCAGCGAGATTAGCCGCTTCTGCGGTCACTGTCGCCGGCAGTTTGGCATCTACATAAGAGCCTCTTATCATCAATGATGCTTCCTTCTTCTCTTCTGTGATGTCGATATCATTCCAAAGCAGTCCTTTGCCTATTACCGCATCGTTTACGAATGTTCCTGATTTTACTATCTTCCTGCCGTTTTCAGTAACATAAGTTGCGAATGTAGTATCTAAGGTGATTGTCTTTTGAACAATTCCGACTTCACTTCCTAACCAATTTGGTCTGTTTAAGTAAAGTTTACTCATGTTTATTGCTCCTTCTTAGTTAAAATGTTAGTTTCTTCTCGAAACTCGGTTTCTTCTGTTCCTGATAAGCCTTAAATTCAGAAACTTCTGGTTTTGTACCTTGCTTGATTTTCGTGTCCATATCTTTGGTCAAAGCAGTTTTTGTAAGTTCGGCTGTTTTCGCTTCCCTTTTCTCTACAAGTCTTGTAATCTCTGTCGCTAAGTCTGACATCTTTTCAGGCGGTACATTCGATGCTAAGGCTTCTATCACTCCTTTGTATTCGGATTCTTCCCACCCTTTCTTAGCGAATACGCCTTCTGCCTTCGTCTTGTTCAGGTCAAGCGTTACTGCCTTGTAGTCGTTCTTCAATGCTTCGATTTCAGACGCTTTAAGTTCCTCTTCCGTCATGCGTTCCTTTTCCTTGCGTTTGTACTCTGCGATTTCGGAAGCGGCCTTATCGAAATTCTCTTTAAGTTTCTTTTTCTCTGCTAATGCGAGTTCAAGTTCATGCTGTATCTTTTTTACATCAACAGGCTCGATTGCAGGTTCGCTTACAGGTTCAGTCGTTATTGGTTGTGTCATAGTTCATACTCCTGCGATTTAGGACTTCTCTGTCCGCCTTTCTAAAGGCAAATTTTTGCGGTTATAGACTTCTCTGTCTTTTTGAGATTTAAGGCTTCTCTGCCTATATTAATCATCAAGCGGTTATGCTTGGATTAGCCGTTTCATCTTCCTGCTTTTCAATGTTCTGTTCTTCTCTTATCTTCATGAGGTTTTCAGTCCACCTTGCAGAAACCGTCTTTACATCACCGAACAAAGGAACTGCCCTCAATATGTCTTCAAACGGCATTCCTACTTCGACAAGGTACTTAATTGACTGTGTTTTGCTCAATAAGTTATCAGTCATGTTTATGTTGTACTTTATATCCACCTGATTGGGTGAAACCTCGTTAAGTTTGTTCTTAGGATTGAGTTTCGCTATATCTATGAACCTTTTAAGTATCGCTCTGTCTGACTGCTCCATAGCGAGTATATCCCTTTTGATTATCGTGTATGCGTTAGTCCAGCCTCCGCCTAACAGCCTCGCTTCGCCTGTATCTCCACCTGATGTGACATTCGCACTCGCTAAAGGCACACCTACTATGTCATAACATCTTGTAAGTATCTGCTCTAAAAGAATGTTTATCTGCTCATGCTTCACTTCCATGCTTATCTTGTCTATCTTCGGATCGTTACCACTATATGTAGGTGGAAGCACTACTGCGCCTTTTTCAAGCATCTCAATGTATTTATCAGAGTTCTCAATCTCGCAGTTTATGAATACGAGGATCTGATTGACT